TTGGATCGTCGGTCTGGTAAGGCTCGACGCCGCCACCGTCTGCATAACCGACAACGCCGCCGTGGGCCTGCCCTTGTGGCAAATACTGCTTTAAAAGATCGCCAAAACCATACATTCCGGTTGAAGGCTGCGCGGCAACTGCGGCCTGCGCTGGCGTATCCCCACTGGCCGGAACAGCGGCCTTGGCGGCTTGCGCAGGCTGACCAACGATGTCCTTGCGATATTCGTTTGCCTTTTTAATGGTATCGCCAATATTCATGGCACCCTGCACGTCACCCATAAGCGTGTCGCCCTGCTGCGCACGAGCAGGATTGGCAATGCCTAAATGAGCGACTGGGAGATTTGCCGCTGGAACAACGCCCTTGCCACCCGGCGTACCGGCTGGGGAGCCGCCATAAATTCCACTCTTTGTGAAGGGGGCATAGGACTGCTGCTGCGACGCCAGAATAGCCGATAGATCATATGGCGATACGACATCGCCGCCGTTAAAATAACCTTCTGCGGCATGCTGCGGGGATACGACACCACCCTCAGAGTTTGCGGCACCCCCAAACGCCCGATGCACCGGCTCCGAAGCTTGTTCATAATTAACGGTCTTAAAGCCATTCGATTCACCAACTGCCTCTGGATGAACCTTTTCAACGTCCTGAGCCATATAACCGGTATGGGTCTGCTCAGTGTCATCTCCCTTGTACTTAAAGGTATAGATCGGCAGGCCGTTCTTGGCCGTGCCAACGCGCTTGATGTCTTCTTTAAGCCGTGCATCTGATGAGAACCATGACTGCGGTGCCGTCGTAGTCGTGGTCGAGCCAGACAGAGCGCCGGTGCCTTCCGCGATGTTCGCGAGGAACTGCGATACTTGGAATGGATAGGCCTGCTGCTGCTGGAACTGATTGTACAGTGCCGACTGTCCAGCCTGCGTCGTTTGCTGACCAAGCGTACCCGCGCCAACCTGTGCCTGAGCTCCTTGAAGACCGGCAGTTTGAGCGGCACCAGCGAGATTTCCATACTGTTGAGCCAACGCACCCTGCTGACCAAGACCCGTCATATAATTTTGTGCCGCAGATTGATAGCCAGTATTAGCCATCTGACCAAGCGTTTGACCCATAGCAAGGTTCTGTTGGCCCATAAGAGCCGCCTGAGCCACATTGCCACGATCACCACCGAATGCGCCCTGCTGAATAGCACTTCCCTGTAGCTGCTGCTGCTGTTGTTGGTTCTGCTGGTTCATCATAGCAGCCGTCGAACCCATAGCATTCTGCAAGTAGGGGTTCATATAACCTTGGACATCCTGCTGATAATTTTGAGCATTATAACCTTGGGAAGCTCCGGCTGTGCCAGCCATTGCAGCCTGATAACCGGGTTGAGCAGCATTAGCCTGTTGGTTGATATTGTTAATACCAGCCTGCTGCTGCTCGTTAAGAGGGGCAACAAACGCATTAGGATCAGTGCTATATTGCTGAAACGGCGTACCGGCTGTAGCTTGAGCTTGAGTATTGACAGCGTTGTACCGAGCCAATACCTCTGGTGGAATGGCTACGCTTGAAGTCGTTGTTCCAGTTTTACCACCCATATCAGTGCTCCGTATGTCCGGTCTGGACGTTGTATAAGAAGAAAGCGCCAGCTGGTGGGCCGAATGAACGCTCGTATAGTTTTACTTTGGCTTCCGTCCGATGGTTCGAAAGAACGCCAATAATTAGTGGAAGGTTAAGGTCGTCAGCAACCTTCTTCGAGAAATCACAAAGGCGACGCGCCCTACCGCCCTTTGCGCTTCGGAACTCGGGATCGACAAAAATTGCCTTCTCTTCGAGCATCCAAGCATCCGAATACCACATCTGCGTCATCCGTAAAAGGACTGCGCCTTCAATCTTTTCGCCCGGTTCGCCGATGATGCCGACCAGCCCCTGCCACAAATAAAGAGCAGGCTTGATCATGCCTAGCATCTTCTGTGGGTTAACGTCCTTGATGCCATTTTCTTCCCACGCATCTAGCGCCAGCTTTAGCACGGCGGCCTCGTCGGCGGGTGTTCCAAGTCGAATTGTAGGTTCCATTTAATCTCTCTTTGGGCCAGGGAGTTTCTTCAATGTATCGATTGTCTTTTTACGATATCCGGTCACGAAGTGGTCAAGGATTTCGTGGCCGTGGTCAATGTCCCCACCACCAATGCGGGTGACGTCGTCTGGTTCAATAACATATTCGCCACCGGCTGCAACGATCTCGACCGGTGCTGCTCCGCCCGTGGCAAGCTTTGAGCCGTATGGACCGGCACTGTTGCTATATGGCATGCCGGAAGCATTATACGGAGCCTTGGGGCTATTGTAGGGCGCATTGCCAGCCCCGTAGGGCGTGGCACCATGTTCCATATATGGCTTTGACGAAAACATACGCTTGGCGATCTTGAAGCCAGCCATCGTATTGCCTTCGCCCATCGCACCAATGATATCGGCAGGGATCACATATGACCCCGACGGCACGTTCATTGGTAGATGATCAGTGCGGCCAGCCACGGGGCTATGGATCGGGCCCACATGCACCTGATGCCTAGGTGCACCAAGACCTAAGGCAATCTGTTCCCCCATGCCACCACCAGCGAGACGCGAATGCCGAGCCGTATTGAAGGCAGCGGCAATCGCCTGATTCTGCGGATGACCGGCATGGATCATCTCACTAATATTGGAGCTGATCGTTTTTTGTGATTTTCCATGTGCTAGTGGCATGACAAACTATCCTTATTGTGTTGCTACACCAACGCTATTGGAACCAATATTAGCGACTGTTACAGTGTTACCATTATATTGGTTAGATTGCACGTTGGCAGTGCTAGTTCCAACCAAATCAACGCCTGTTGCCAAAAATCCAAAATAATTTCCGTATACGCCAACCCAATTAGACGCTTTTATTGAAACTCCAGTTCCTGCAAAAGCTGTAAGAGCATAGAAAGAATTATCTGCAACAATATTACCATAACTACTACTGCTTGTAGTATTGAATAATACGCCATAATATCCTGACGCAATATAAAAACTATTTCCAATAATTTGCGTAGTAGCAACTTGATGATCAATTTCTATTTGATTGTATTGGGTATTAAAATTGCAACCAGAAACAAGCAATTGGGTTTCCCCAGTTGCATCAGTTCCTACTTTAATACCAGTTCCACCATTAACAATATTTGTTTGTGTAACAGTTACACCTTGAACATCTGTGCCGTAATAAAGTCCAACGCCGATATTTTGAAGGTTACATTTAGTGATATTATAAATAACTCCAAATTTCAAAGCGCCAGACGGGTATCCATAAAGTGAAATGCCCGTTCCAACTGTCCCAGCTGTTGTTCCATAAACATCAACGCCATCAAAGTTAATGTTAGATAAGCCAGCAACGCTGATTCCTGTTCCCCAATAATTGGTAAAAATTACACTTCCACGCAAAGTGATGTCGTTCAAATTGTTTTGCCCAGCAAAATCCAATTCTACGGTATTTGTTAAAGTTATACCCGTATAAGTACCCGCTGAATTATTTGTGGAAAGAGTCAAGCCTGAAAAATGTATATATTGTTTTGACCCGTTTACAGTGACGTTAAAACCGTTGCATCCATTAAATTGTAATATGGAAACTTCAGACCCCGCGCCAATAAATGACAACGCATAATTGCCAGAAGATGGGTAATTAATCGTTAAAACTGAGTTAATAATTCCAATTCCTGGGGGGAAATAAATAGCGCCGCCAGTAGTTGGAAGACTGGCTATTGCATTAACAACAGCAGTGTAATTGTTTGTAGAACCATCAGCAACATAACCAAAATTTCTTACGTCCACATAAGGAACAGATGTGGCTATTCCTCCGGAACTATTTACCGAATTTCCAAGCGCCGTTAGAACACCTGTTCCAGTCGTAATTGTGGAAGGAGCTATTCCTGGCCCACCACCAATCATGAGAGCACTAGCAGCTAACAAAGCTGAAGAAGACCATGCTGTTGTAGAACTAAAATAAGGGATGCCGCCAGATGTACCCGAAACTGCCAACGTATATGTTCCAGCACCAGTAATTGGAGATGCTGCTCCAGAATTAGATAGGATATTAGCAGCACCCGTTGAAAAACTAAGACCAACACTTGTGACCGTTCCACTGCCCGTTATATTAGGCGTCCAAGAAGTTACACCAGAACCATCTGTTTGAAGGACGTACCCATTTGTTCCTGCGCTTGTGGGCAAAGTAAGCGACCATGTTCCTGCCGCTGAAGACGGTTTAACTGTTACAACACCAGATGACGCGCCGGACAAAAGCAAACTACCTGTTGCTGTTCCCGCAACCCCAAGCGTCAAGGCTGCGGATGAAATTGTAACATTGGGATTTCCAGAAACAGTAGACCCCGTAGCAGAATAATATGCTAACTGACCTGCTGTACCCGTACTAACCGTACCTCCGCCCGTTGTATTGGGTGTCCAAGAAGTTACGCCAGAACCATCTGTTTGAAGAACATAGCCATTTGTTCCAGAGTTTGTTGGAAGGGTTAATGACCATGAACCAGCTGTATCCGCCGATTTAATTGTTACTTTTCCAGATGTTGCGCCTGAAAAAATTAAACTACCGGTTGCGGTTCCAGTAACACCAAGTGTCAATGCTGCGGATGAAATTGTAACATTAGAGTTTCCAGAAACCGCAGAGCCGGTAGCAGAATAATATGCCAATTGGCCACTTATGCCTGAGTTTACCGTGCCTGTTCCTGAAACAGAAAGTTGTTGCGATATATTGTTTAATGCAACGACAGCATTTTTTTGTACGGTAAGAATATCGTCTAAACTAGCCATTAGAATTTCCCATCCGTTTGGAACCGATACCTGATAGCGCCCAGACGCCAGAAGGTCCCCACGTCGCTAGACGACACGGCAATGGACATCAGACGGGCTCGGATGCGGACGGAGATATACTCCGTTGCCTGCGTCATATTATAGGGGCCATAGGCCGTTACTGCATCGCCGGGATAATTGGTCACGTAGAATGTGATCTGCACCGTGGCGTTCTGCGAACCGCTGTATGTACCCCATTTCATGTCCGGCCAAATTTGATCAATGAAGATCAGATCATCGGCATCGTTGAGCTGGAAGAAGCCAGTTTGAAACGAAGATAGCATAGCTTGGCCATTAATGCCATTATATGCAGCATCATTGCCTACCTCGTGCTGATATAGGTAATTATCAGACCCAGCACCAATGGGAGACCCAAGCACAGATTGATCAATCCAAGCAGTACGACCAAGAGAGCCATAATCCCACTGTTGGAGAACCGTATTGTATTTAACATAGGAGTCATTCTCCGTCGAACTTGCCGATGGATAGTACCAAGTTACTTCATTAAACTGCGAGTTAACACCGCAGGCAACCTTGTAAAGATACGAGGTGTTGATATTTTGAAAGATAACGTCCCAAACTGGGCATGGAATAGATTGCGCACCAGTGCCGCCGGACATGAAAAATTGCTTTTGCGACATCCAATAAATGACGCCATTTAATTGGCCGACGCAGTGTCTTGAAATCGCACCGCAGTTAGATGCAACTTTGTTGAAACCATATACAAATGGAAGGCCAACATATTGCATTGCCCACATATCAAGATCGGTCCAAAGCAAACCCTGTTGGGATGCCTGAACGCCCGTGACAATTTTGGATCCAGTTGGAATGCGATACGAACCAGCTTGGTTTGTCGTTGTAGCAACCCAACTTGTAAAATCATTGATGTCGCACCAACGAACAAGAAGAGGGTCAGGCGAAAGCGTGAACGATGACCCATATGCAATAATTTGGCGTTCTGGCATGGCAACGAAGATGCCGCTATTTACCAGTGGCCCATTACCGCCGACGATCTGCGCGTTTTGCAACTGTCCGCCGGGTTGCCAGTAATAGATCGCACCCCCCGCCGGACATGCAACTAAATCTTGACCAAAATTATCAAGAGTCCAATCAGTTGCAGTAATAGGCGTTCCAGGAACGGATGGTTGTGTTGTTCCAACACCGAACCCACCACTACCGTAACCGCCAACACCAAAACCAGTCCCCGTTGGCTGAGGCCCCAAAGCAATATAAAAAGTTGATTTAATGTTACTAGAATTAATAAAAACAGGGCCAGCCGTAGATGTGGCCGTATTCGCAGCGGAAAAGGTGAACGTGTTAACCGTCGGCACCGTCAAGACCGTGTAAAGGCCGGATAGTGTCAATCCGCCCAAAGTTGTCGCAACTCCGACGTAGAAGCTATTGCCGACATTATAGCCATGATTGTTGAATGTCGTGGAAATGATTGACGATCCGCTTGTTGTAGAAAACGCATACGATGCACCACCACCGGAAACAGTCGCCGTGGCCAGCGAGGATGCTAAAATTGAATAAGTAGTCCCAGATGCCGAAAAAATGGCATATGGCCCAGTAAGAATAAGCCCACCCACTGAGACGGGAGTTATGAATTCTACAAAGTCCAGCGTTGACGCGGTTATTCCGGCATCGACGATGGTTACCAAGTTGGAACCAGACGTCGTTGAAAAATTTGGGGTTGGGTTTGTAACAGTTGTTTGTGGGGTAATAGGAGTTAGTGGAGAACCACCATTTATCGATACAGATAATGAAGATTCAGCACCAATTGCTAATAAATTGTTGAAATTTAAATCTGACCAACCTTTTAATGCACGAATACTTGATGGAATTTGAGAGTTAATATAAGTTTTCCACCCGCCAAGCTTTTGAGCTAATCCAAGGCCCATACGCTCAGGTAAAAAACGAATTAATGCAGAAGATGAATAAGCAGCCTCGTTCAATGCCAATGTGGTATTGGTTTCAACGCCCGGCGTAAGCTTAATCGTATTATGAGGCATGTATTATACCCTAATCGGCGTTGCGGCAGGCGCAGGGGAGTAGGATGACCAAGCCGAAGCCTCGTACTTCTTGCGGTTTTCTTCGACCATGGCCGACCGTAGAAGGGCTTGATATTGGTTCTCGTAGCTTTGGGCCATTTGCGGATCATCAGACTGGCGACCAAAATTGCGCTGGTATGCCGAAATGTAGATCATGGATGCCATGATCATCATGTCCGGTAGATTGGTTGAGATATAGGTCTGCGTATTCATGCTCGACAATGGGGCCGACCGAACGGTTCCCGTCAGACGCACTTGATATGCCGAATCGGGCTTAGGTCCAACGGTTATAAGTTGCGATGTAAAGCCAGTTGTGGCCGCATCGCCGCCATATTCAGCGTAGTACACAGGAAGGCCTGCGGTCGTACCGCTGCCATACACGTTCTGAATGTATTCCTTCGTTACCGGCAGGAGCGGTGATGAATTTCCGCTATTATCGATTACTTCCAGTGTTTCGGTCGTGACAAACTGCGACTGCGGAACCGTCAGCGTGTTGTTGTTTGCCGTGAACGAGTATGCGGTCGTGCTAATCTGGGTTGACAGAAAATCGATGTCGCGCTGCATCCGCAACTCGGCATATGAGATCATTTGAGGCAGAATAATCTGATAGTTGGCGTCCGCTACCGGAACTACCGCCATCGTAGCTATCTGCTGAATGTAAGTGTTGTAATCCATGACTACCTGGCCAAGTTAAAAGCAATTCGCTCGACTTCCGAAACGCGTTTAGACCAGCCCTTGCCAAAGGTATCATAGGTAGCAAGACTTTGCAAAAAAGCTAATCGGGCTTCGCAGACGGACGTAACAACATCACGAGGGTTTGCCGCTTCAAGAGCACCAAGTGTATCGGCCCCGATTTTTCCGTCCGCATTAACACCGAGAACCGCTTGAAGGGCTTCCGCTGCGCGGGACGGCCCCGAATTGATGGCAAAATCGAAGACGGCATAATCCACCCCCACTGGGAGATCGTCGCCACTTATAGCATCCCAATACTTGCTGCGATAGAGCGGTTCTACATCTTCGGGCGTCAAAGCTGCAATATCGTCTTTCGTCACTGCGTGGCCAACATACTGCTCCCAAGCCGCCTTGGTGCAGCCTAGATTGGTTGCGCCGCCGGGGTCTTTGGGATTGTCAACATACCCGCCCTCGTTTTGAAGGATGAGTACGAAGCAGGGTTGCCAGTTACTTTGCATGGACGCCCAACGTCTTTTCATAAGTACGCAAACCAGCCATACCAAGCATGGCGGTGACTAATTCCATAAGGGACTGATCCAAAGTAGGCAAATCATGCCACCCCGCCCCAACGGCGATTGGACGCAGAAGGTATTGGTATGCGAGGCCAAGTGCGCCAACCCACCCAATAGCAGGCCGCCAGCCACTAACAAAAATAGAAGACGATTGTGCTTCATTTGCGTTCACCTGTGTCTGTTGTGCATCCCAACCCTGTAGGGAAGATCGGAGAGCAGTCTCAGCCTCCGCCCGTTGATTTGGGTCGGGAATGAATTTGTTGACGATCTGCAGGCCTGCGCTGATCGCGTCTTCAATACCAAATGGCATGATACCCTCTTAGAACGGTGCTGCTTGCGTTTGCAAAACAGGCTGCGATAGCTGCGTTATCTGTTGCGAAATCTGGTTTTCAACCGCTGGTATGCTAATGCAACCAGCGACCCAAGCATAGGCCATATCATAGGTGATGTCGGCATATGGCACAAACTCAGCAGGATTAGGCGTTCCAAGCTTAACGGTGCCAGATGCTGATGACGAGATCGTGCCATCTGTTCCAGTACATACCCAGTTCACCGCCGTGACCACGTTGGTCAGGCCGTCGTATGTCGGCGATACGATAAACTGCGGAAACGTCCATTCAAATTGCATTAACGAAGTTCCACCCATGAAGGCGTTGTAACACCCGTTGAAGGAGATGCTGTTACGTTATAAGTTTGCCCAGGAGGGACAATAAACGAACCGCAAGCAAAAGTATTAGCTACTGCTGCGGCAAACGTAAAAGCTGTTCCAGAATTAACAGAAGCCAACAGTGAGAAGTTAATGGCAGAGGAACTGCTGGCCGTTATAATAACGTGAATGGGGCTTGATGTGGAATTTGTATACGATGTCGCTAACGACCTTGAACCAACAACAGATGTATACGCTTGACTTGTGTTACCCAAGCCGCCCGATGCAGCAGAAGTCCAAGTCGTACCATTGCTGGTTAATATGTTGCCAGATGTGCCGGGGGCAACGACCTGCAAAGCACCAGTTCCATTTCCCAAAAGAACATTGTTTGCAGTAAGTGTCGCGGCACCTGTTCCACCATTTGCAACAGTTAGCGTTCCAGCCAGCGTAACCGCGCCAGTCGTTGCAGATGATGGTGTAAGACCCGTCGAGCCGCCGCTAAACGATGCGACTGCGCCAGACGAAATAATGCCGTCGTCGGCCTTCTTGACGTTTGTGCCATCAGAAAAAACAAGGATGCTATAGCTCTGTGGAACTGCTACGGTCGTACCGGCTGCGACATTGCTGCCGTTGTTGGAGCCAATCGTAACCGTAAACGAGCCGGTTGTGTTATTGCTGATAATCCACATGCCAGCCACGCTTTGCGGCAGAAGAACAGTTTGACTTGCGGCCAGTAATCCCGTTAGATTGAACCGCATAGCCTGCGATGTCGAACCAGCAGCCGTAGCACTGGGTGCTGCAATTAATGTGTATGTTGGGCTACTTCCTGTGTTGACGGACACACCAGTCGTGTTGCCAAACATCTGGTCAAGGATGGTTGAATTATAATTTAGTGGGACGTTCCACGTTGGATCACCTGGAACGCTAATAGGGCTGTTGTACGCTGGCTCGTTAAGGGCAAGGTTAGGCGTCGTTGACATCGGTATTATCCTTCTTGCGTCCTAGGAGCTGCTGAACGGTATCAGTTTCGTATATGCGAATGCTATACCACATAATGGGCAGCAATGCACCAAGTGGTGTTAGCCAGCCCAAAAGCGTCGTAATCGTCGCTGAGATTGATATCCAATCCATCAGGTGTTTTATTCCGCTACCAAAGTTTTCAGGATTGGACATAGTTATGCTGCCTTCTTGCCTAAGACAAAGTGCAAGTTATTACTCAACCGAACATTATCAGGTTCATAGCTAAGTGCCAACGTCGCTTGTTCAATTGCTATGTCTGTGAGACCTAAATGCCACGCTGCAATGCTGGCATAATCATGCGGCTGATATCGCCACACTTCTGGGTCACAAGTATATACCATTGCGCGGTCAGTGATTCGCAAAGTTCGCATTGCATAGGCAAAACTTTCTTCCCACCGGCTTTGCCGATACATAAGGGCGGCTAATTCGCACCAAGGTTCCCGTGTATTGGGAGCCTCCGATGCCGCCATTTGAAAGCATTTTTCAGCATTTAAAACATCATTGAGTTCGCTGTAGCACCGCCCCATCACTCGATAAGCATAGCATCGCTCATTGCCCCACGTTGCTTCTGGCATTTTAAGATACCGTTCACACGCATCGATGCTTTCCTGCCAACGTCCGTGAAAACTAAGTTCACGAGCATAATAAAAGGCATTACGAGGGCAGCGAGGATCTTCTTTGACGGATAGTTCCAAAAGATCCATATATTGTCCACGGCTCTTAGTAGGGTCTGGCATATGAACAGCCAGTAGCATATCCGTCTGCGCCCATACTTCAGTTATGCGGCCATCAGCAATTGGATATTCATGGCATGGGTGATGCCACATATAGCCATGTTTGGCATGGATTTTTTCGTAATAGAACGCAATCCCCGCACCCCAATCAAACATGTAGCGTAG